CTTACAAAAGATATAACTGATAACTAGACTCTTTAAAACACAAAGCCCAGCGCTCAAAACGCTGGGCTTTTTTCGTTTCTCCACTTCTAATTTAACCCGTTCGGGTTCCAGTACTGCCGCAGTCGTACCAGTCGTACCAGAGTAGTACCACAGTATGCTTGGTAAATAATTTCAAATAGTGAAGATTACCCCGTGTCCTGAGTGTTTCCGATATTCGCACTCGGGATGAGATAAGGCGACGCAGTTTATCCTTTTTTACTGCGTCGCTTTTTTAACACGAGGATTTAACTACTAGTGGCACGCATCATAATTCCAAAACGACCTGTGTCTGTGCGAGAGCTCTCAGAGCTTTTCAGTGTGAACCTGCAAACAGTCTACCGCTGGGAGCGCCAAGGCATCGTCATTGATGGCCGCATTGTGCGCCTCCAAACTTACCGAATCGGCGGGTGCAAACGCATCGAGCCTGAGATGGTGGCGCAGTTCTACGACGAACTTAACCCGCCACCCGTAGAGCGTCGGCTCACAAAGAAGAAAGAAACCAAGCTCGTCTCTGACGCAGTGGAGCAGGCGAGAGCCTGGCTTAACCAGTAATGCCGATCAAAGAGAACTACATCGAATATGTTCGTGACCTTCTCTTGCGCATGATTGATCACGCTCAAAGTGCAGACGCACCGAGCACCAAATTTCAACACGGGATCTATGACGCACGCACAACGGCGCTCATCAACCATATGCTCGAGACCCTCGCGGACGCGATTCTCGAAGACGAGCCACCCCGCTCCTAACACCATCGGACACACGACCGATGCAGTCTCGTCGACTGGTGGAGCGGGAGGGATTTAACAAGGAGGTTTCTCATGCTTAATTTTACCCGCAGAAGCGGCGAGTCTCTCAGGTTTATTTCAGGTGAACACACCGTCATCGTGCATCTCACGATGGACGGGCCAAGGATGAAGGTTGCAATCGATGCACCCAAAGCCGTGAAGATCTACCGCGAAGAACTGATGATCAAAGAAGCAACTCTGAAAGGGGCGATTTAATATGGCAGCGATTCCGAACGACATAAGAGAAGGCATCGAGGCAGCGATCACTCGTGGTCTGCAAGATGATGTGGTCTGCACTTCCTCCGAGAGGAAGCGCAGGGAGGAATACTTCGCCTCTCTCCCGCCTTGGATGGCCCAGTGTCATCGTCAGGACTACGAGTTTGACCCGACCTACGACATCGCCAGTGCGACCTTTGCGCTACCCGGTGGCGAGAAGATCTCAGTAAAGCGGGCGTGGGGCACACTCTATTCAAAGCCCGGTGAGGTTAGCACCTCGATGCACTTCAAGTATTGGGTACATAACCAATCACGCTGGGCGAAAGCCGACACCTTAGATCATGCAATCTATTGCGCAACCGAGCTCACCCGCGAGGACATGATTGCGAAGGCGAAGAAGGAACTCGATGCCCAGGAGGAGTCGGCATGAGAAACTTTATGACCTGCGACAAGTGCGGGAAGGCAGTGGTTAAAAAGTATGGGTATAAAGATCTCTGCAATCTTTGCTACACCAAAAGCCTGAACCTCTCAGCCCGCCAAACTTTGGAAATGCAGAAACTAAAAGACGAATTGAAGCAGGTCAAGGCCATGCTGAAAACTCTCCGAACGACATTAGGAAACCACAAGCTATCCCTTCAGACCGCTGCACGAAAAAACGAAAAGCTTAAGGCTACAAACAAGGAACTCGAATCTTATTCCAGTCACTTAAAAAAAATAGGAGATCGATGATGAACCTTCCCGAAACGAAACCACGGGTGACGATCATCTCGCAACTCTGCACCCGTCAGGGCAAGACCGACATAGGCAAGCCGTATGTGGTCTACCTCAGTGATGGTAGGTGGTGGTTACAGCAAGAGCAATCACTCTGGCCCGATCGTGAGCTTACCTTCCTTGAGATGTGGACGCTTCTCAAAGGAGAGAACCACTACAACCTGACGAGACAGGGCACAGCCATGCGGATCGATAAGCGCTGGGAAACCCTGCACAGCAAGGCCGAATTCGACAACATCGATCGCTGGGATGAGACCGGCAACATGATGCGGGAAGTCAAAGAAACGCTCGAGCGACTCATGAAAGAACTGGAGTTGATGAAATGACCGCTAAAGAATGCGCCCTTAAATATCTGGCAATGGGTCTCTCGGTAATCGCTATCGCACCCAACGGAAGCAAAGGCCCGGCAACCGTGGTCGGGTCGTGGTTACCCTTCATGACAGGCGCTCGGGCAACCCCGCAGCAGGTCGATGCGTGGTGGCCAGAAGGAACGAGGAACGGTGTGGCTATCGTGGGCGGGATACTCAGCAACGATCTCGCTGTCATCGACATTGAAACCGGTGACGCTTATGCCCAGTACCGCCAAGACTGTCAGCAAGAAGGCTTGCTCTACGCTTTGGATTCGTGCCCTATCGTAGTCACCCCGAATGGCGGCAGGCATATCTATTGCTTTGGTGTTCAGCGTAAGAACCTCAAGCTAGCCAAGTCTACCGAGGGCAAGACCTTAATCGAGATTAAGGGATCGAATGGCTATGTCCTGGCACCGGGCTCAACGGAAGAGTGCCACCCGACTGGGCTACTCTATAGGTGGGAAAACAATTCGCTCTTGGATCTACCTGCACCCGCTCTGCCTGTGGACTCGGACGACTTCGATCTAATGGTCACCGTCGCAACGATACAAAATGTAGGAAAGTTTCCGGAGAAGTTTACACTTCCGATACAAGCTGGCGAAATCAGAGACAACCGCAAGAGGCCCGGCGATGACTACAACGAACGAGCCGAGTGGGCAACGATCTTGCAAGGCGCTGGCTGGGAGATCTCCCGCATCGGTCAGGATAAAATCTACTGGCGCAGGGCTGGTAAAGACGATGGCATCTCAGGCACGACCGGGCACTGCCGCACTGATGGCTCTGGCGATATGCTTTATGTCTTCTCATCGAACGCTGCACCCTTTCAAGAAGCCAAGGCCTACAGCAAGTTTGCAGCCTACACCTTGTTATCCCACGACGGCAACTTCACCGCAGCAACCAGAGCTCTTGCGGGTGCAGGTTTCGGCGAACCGGAAGTGGAACTTAACTTTCTGCATAAGGCGAAGGCGCCCATCGAAGCGACTATCGTGGAGGCAACCCCAGACCCAGCAACCGGGAGAAGGTTTAAGTGGGGCCGTGAGATCAAGGCCGCAAACATCGACGGGGTCTGGCACTGGCACGGGTATGTTCGCCCTGGTTGCGTGACCATGCTTTCCGCTTTGTGGAAGGCTGGCAAGACAACACTCATCTCACAGCTTCTTCGTGCGTGGGAAACTCAGGAAAGCTTTCTCGGGCAGAAGATAGCCAAGACCCGAGCGCTCTACATCAGCGAAGAAAACGATTCAACATGGGAACCAAGGGCCAAGAATTACGGGCTCAACATCAACGATCATCACGGGTGGATCATGCAACCGTTCTCAGGAACGCCGAGCATGGCACAGTGGCAAACCTTTCTGGGTGAGTGCAAGGCAGACATGGTGGAGCACGGGTTTGATTGTCTTGTTGTAGACACCCTCTCTTCGGTCTGGCCGGTCAAGGATGAGAACTCAGCCAGCGAGGTGGGGGCAGCATTTCAAGCCCTCAAGTACTTTGCCAAGGATGGCAAGCATAGCGTCTTGGTTGTTCATCACATGAGGAAAAGCCAAGGCGCTGATTTTACAGCGGCCCGAGGTTCTGGCGCAGGGTCTGCGGCAGCGGATTTGCTGATGGAGTTCTTTAGAGAGGAGGCTGGTTTTGGTCAGCGGTCAAAAACGAAACGCGTAATAAAAGGTTCCGGGAGATTTAATGAAGTCACCCCGGACGAGATGATCATCGACTTTGTCGAGGGTGATCTGGTTTGCCTCGGAGCGAAGGATGAACTCGACCACGAATCGAGAAAGAAATCCATCATCGAGGTACTGAGCGAGGGCGAGTTTATGACACTCGAACAAGTTCAGATCGCATCAGGTCAGCGAAGAGACACGGTGATCAAGCAACTCGAGGAACTCGTGCGGGGTGGCGAAGTCGAAACCACGGGCGCAGGTACTCGGGGCAGCAAAAAGAAATTCAGAAAAGTTACTATTCAACAACCGATTCAGAAAAATCTAGGAGATTTCAATGGCGATGGTCAAAGTCTGTGATTCTACCGATCAGTTCAGCGTGCCTACTGGCACCTTCACCGCTAAACTTTTGGGCTATAAAGAGATGCAACCCAGTGCGAAGTTTCCCGACTCAGGTACTTCCTACGCTTGGGAGTTCGAGATTATCGAGGGGCTACACGCTCGCAAGACAACAAGCAGGTGGACACCAACCAAGCTCACGATGTCTAACAACTTCGGCAAGCTCATTAGGGAGATGCTCGGCAGGCCACTTATCAACGGTGAAGATATCGACCCAGATACTTTCATCAACAAGAAGTTCACGATCACCGTGGGGCCAAGCGCGGACGGGCTGAAGACTAAGGTCATCATGTGCGCACCGCTCACCGCATCCCCAGCGATGACTCCTCCTCCTCCTCCTCCTCCCGGAGCTCCGGCAGCGAAGCCCGCACCCGTGATCGCGGCGCCCGTTGCGGAAGACAAAGCCCGGAAGGTGTTTGTCAGTCGTGATGGCGTCGAGCAGGGAACCTTCTGGGATTATGACCTCGCTTACGCTGAACTCGGCAATCCAACCTGGGCAAATGCTGTGGTCTATGACACAGCAAAGAAATCGTATGTACCTGCAAGGGATTATCTCTTGCCATTCTAGATGTGACCACCTCTGCGCCTGGCAATGTGTCGGGCGCATTCTAAAAAGCTTATGAAAGGTCAAACTTCTGTGAACTACGCTTTAACACCAATCGAAACTGTTTATAAAGGTTACAAGTTCAGGTCAAGGCTAGAGGCCCGATGGGCAGTATTCTTTGAGGAAATGGGCCTCGACTGGTCTTATGAGGTAGAAGGGTTCAACCTTCCTAGTGGTGCAAGGTATCTCCCAGATTTCTTAGTTAAGGGGCACAAAAACGGGTGGGATTATTATTACGAAATAAAGCCGAAAGGGACTGATCCATGTAGGAAAGTTGAAGAGCTTAAATCCGTTCTTAGGTGCAATCAAAGCAGGGAAACAAGTTGGACTATGTCTTTTGGAACCTCTTCTATAGGTCAACAAATCCGTCAGCTTAATGGCGACCCAGTCGATTGCGTTACTGGAATTTGCCCTCGATGCAAACTAATAAATAGCGTTGAATTCCTTAACTTCCGTGGCGAGCTTAACGACTATTTCATGTGTGATAACTGTGATGAATCTAAAGGATTCTATGATCATTTTGTTGAGATAGACGAATGTGAAATAGGCGGGGCGTACTACAACTTGGAATGGGATAAGGGGTCGATAAGGACAAAACACGGCTATGACGGCAGATGGCTAACACCGCTTTATATTATGACCAACGAGGCTTGCCTTGCGGCCCGCCAAGCTCGATTCGACGGAAGGTCGGGTGGTAACACGATCATCCAGTACGTATGATCACGAAACCAATTTCGTGATCATACGAAAATGGTCACCTAAAACACAGCGCATGAAGCGGCCCTTCAGTGCGCTGTTTCCTTTAACACTAGATAACTTAGGAGATATAGATAATGGCAAGTATTCAGTTTCCTTATTCAGTTCCCCCTATAGTCATAGGAATTACGGAACTTATTCAGTACCTAGAAAGAAAGACTCGTAAACTCGTCTTTGATATACTAAGAGTCTCTTTAACTCTTAGTTATATAAGCACTTATGCATTTAGTTCCTTGATTCCTCTCTCTATAGAGGGAACGGAATACGAATCATGAGCAACCTTTGCAAGCAGTGCGGGAAGTCGATCACCCGTGGTGGCTACCCCATAGGACGAGGTTCTAAGGCGTATGCGTGCCGCTTCTGCGCGGTGCGTGCGACCGGGTTAACCACAACCGCACTCAGGGCCGCACACGGGGCCCGTATTGCGGGCGAGAACTACCGGAGGGTGATTAAGCGTCTTAAAGCGAAGGTCGCAAAATACGAGGAGATGGAGGCCTCGAGACGCGAACGGGTTGAATACCTCGAAGATCAAATCGCAGAGATGTTAAACGATAAAGCAACCTACGAACGGGAGATGGCAAAACATGGAGACAAATAGCCAGGACATTCTCGCCCAGGTTGATGGCATCATCTCGGAGCGAGGCATCAACTACGGCGACCCGCGCGAGAGCTTTACCCAGATCGCTGAAATTTGGACAACTCTCCTCCGCGGGAAACTTGCACCCGGTCAGCGGGTGAGTGCGAGCGATGTGGGATTGTTGATGGCAGCACTTAAGATCGTGAGGCAGTCGAACACCCACAAACGGGACAACCTCGTTGACGCGATCGGCTACCTGACGATTGTGTCACGACTGGAGGAGCGACCATGAGTGTAATCAAAACAATCAGCGAATACTTTGCCGGGTTGCCTGCCCGCTCACCGAGATGGGCAGCGGTGCGAGGGGCGCACCTCAAACGCAACCCGACCTGCGCAGCGTGTGGGACTAAGGACAAGCTCGAGGTACACCATATTCACCCATTCCATCTTTTCCAAAATCTCGAGCTCGAGCCCTCGAACCTTCTGACCTTGTGCGAGACGGGTGGCAACTGCCACATCATGCTCGGACACCTCAAGAACTGGAAGAGCTACAACCTCGGTGTAAGAAAAGATGCGGAGGTTTTATTACAGAAAATAAAAGCCAGACCGTGAGGTCTGCTTATTACCTTAAGTCCCCCTCGGTGATATCTTTCTCGGGTGGTAGAACTTCAGCCTTCATGCTGGCCAAAGTCCTTGAAGCGCATGAAGGCAAGCTCCCTGATTATGTCAAGGTGGTGTTCACCAACACCGGGCTTGAGCATCCGAAGACCCTCGACTTCATCGAGCAAATATCAAAAGAGTGGGGCGTTGATATCGTTTGGCTTGAGTACGCAGGCAAAGCTACCACCCCACGATGGAAGCTTGTCACCCACGAAACCGCATCACGCAACGGCGAACCCTTCACCGTGTTAATAAAAGAGAGGCAGTACTTACCGAACCCGGTGGCTAGGTTCTGCACGGTCGAGCTCAAGATTCTCCTTCTTGACCGATGGGCGAAAGATACTCTCGGGGCTGAGTTCCGCAAGCATGATCAGCTTATCGGTCTGCGCTACGACGAGCCGAGGCGAGTATCAAACATCAAGAAGAACAGGAGGCGAAATCCTGCCGTTACTCCTTTGCATGAAGCAAAGCACACCCTTCAAGATGTGACGAACTTTTGGGCAAAGCAATCCTTTAGCTTAGATATCCCGATGCACCAAGGAAACTGCCAAGGGTGCTTTTTAAAAAGCCGTTACAGAACCGACCTTGTCGCACGGGAAACCCCAGAAGCTTTGAACTGGTGGATCGAGCAAGAGAGATCGATGCTCGGGGTGGCAACAGCAAAGAACCACACCTTCAGGAAAGATCGACCCAGTTATGAAAACATCTTGAAGCAATCCAGAATGCAACTCCCAATGTTCCCCGATTTCGATGACACCGTTAGCTGTCATTGCACCGATTAAGGAGGCTGATGGCAGATAAAATCGCAACTGTAGTAAGGCTCGAGGTTCCGATACCGCCCTCGACTAACCAACTCTTCCGCGCCTCGGGTCGGCGTGGCAAATTTTATAAAGCCCGCTGTTATATGGCATGGCTCGCCGAGGTAGCGATCCTCATCCCGAGGGGGAAAGCTCTTGAAGGGCTGGCAGAGATCCTAATCGAGATACATGGTGGCGAAGGCTGGACGCACCGGCGCGATTTGGACAACACGAATAAAGCGGTCATCGATATGTTGGTGAACAAGGGTTACCTTCATGATGACAACACCAAATATGTGAGACGCATCACCACCTCTTATCACCCCCCAACCCAAGCTAAAGTGCGAGCGATTTGCGTTGTTTACTTAAGGCGCACACAATCTTAGATAGTTTTTTTAGGAGCTTGCATTTGGCAAAGCCAAAACAGCGCTGGTCATGTGGGACTGTTACAGATCGAGTCCATGAACTCCGTGTCAGCTTTCCGAAATCGGGAAGCCGATTCAGATTTCTCGCTTTGACCGATCTCCACTGGGACTCAGCGCACTGCGACCGAGCCTTCTTGAAAAAGCATCTTGATTACGCATTGAACGAGAACGCCCCCGTGATAATCGTGGGCGATCTCTTCGATGTGATGCAGGGAAAATACGACCCGAGATCAGACCCGAAGACGCTGAGACCCGAGCACCGTGGAAGCAATTACTTTGACCTTATAAGCAGCACCGCACTCGAATGGTTCAAGCCTTATGCAAGCATCCTTGCACTAATTACGCCTGGTAATCATGAGGCCTCAATCATCAAGAGAAACGAGATCGACCTGATCGATAGACTCACCCACTCACTGAGAACGCAACATAACAGCCCCGTGATCTACGGTGAAGACTGGTGCTATCTATTGCAAAAGAACGACCGCACGACAGGTAAAGCCGATGTGCGAACCAAGCGCATCTTCCTTCATCACGGCTATGGTGGTGGCGGCGAATCAGGCAGAGGCATTCCCCAGCATCAAGCAACCCGATCGCAATGGCAGGCTGATGTCTTCATCAGTGGGCACATCCATCGTCGCAACACCGACCACAATGTCATCACCAGCGTCAGCGGTAAAGGGAACATAGAGACTACTGATCAATGGTTCGTTCGCTGCGGATCTTACAAACAAGAATTAGATTGCGGGTGGCACATCTCCCGAGGTGCCGCAGCTCGGCCGCTTGGTGGCTGGTGGATCACGACCGAGATGACTAGGTCGAACTCGCACACCGAGTACAACACTTTTCCGGAGCAACCATGAGAAGCCACAAGCCCCCTAGGCATGAGGTCAGGTTTCATGATGCGCCTGGGTGCAAGCCGCCTAGGCTTTGCCCGTCCAAGCGTGGCTACGGTTACCAATGGCGACAACTCCGCAAGCTAGTCTTTGCTCGTTCTCCGCTCTGCGTGCGATGCGCAGCGCCTGCAACTGATGTTGACCACATCATCGCAAAGAGTCACGGCGGCACCGACTCCCTCGACAACTTGCAGACGCTTTGCCACAAGTGCCACGCCCTCAAAACATGGCATGAAGACAAGGTCGGCGGTGGTTTCGTCAAGCTCTCAGCGAGGCCTCAAAAATGACCATTTTTGGAGCGAAAAAGGGGAGGGGGGTCTTTTTTGTTTCAAGAGGGGTCAGTTCACCTCGCGTGGTATGCGTGGACAAAGATTCACGATTTTGGGCCTTTTTCATGATGTTTATGGAGTAGTGGTATGAAAGGTAGAAAAAAAACACCGACGGCGATACTAAAAATGCGAGGGTCGTGGCGTGCGAAGACGCGCCCAGGCGAACCCGCTCCGAGCGCATCGCAACTCGACTCGCCTGAGTTTCTCGGGCCTCGGGAAAAGATTATCTTCGACCAGATGAGCGAGGCGTTGTTCCGCGTTGGCGTTCTCACCGAGATCGATGGTTCAAGTCTTTCCCGTTATGCGATCTGTCTCGTCCGATGGATCGATGCCGAGGCCGCTTTGTCTGCTGGAACTCCCACGCACATCGAGATCATGGGTGATGACGAACGCCCGAAGGGTTACAAAGAGACCCCGCCTTACATGGTCTCATGCAAAATGCACGACCAACTCTTGAAGTTGGAATGCCAGTTCGGCCTAACGCCTGCATCGCGCCCTAATCTCCAAAGCACGAACGGCGGCAAAGACGGTATCATCGACATCATGAGGGCGATCCAATAACCACCCGAGCGCCAAGGAAAAAGAAGCCTGCACCCGCCAAAGATCACCCGATCGTTCGGTTCTTTGGTGACCACTTGCGCCATACGAAAGGCGAGTGGGCGGGTACGGGCTTCGTGTTGGCTGAATGGCAACGACAGTTTCTCAATGAACTTTTCGGCACGGTGCGCAAGGATGGCCTGCGCCAGTACCGCACCGCCTACCTCGAGGTTCCACGCAAGAACGGTAAGTCAACTCTCGCAGCGGGCATCGCCTTGTTCTTGCTCTGCCTTGATCGTGAAGAAGGTGCTGAGATCTACTCGGCAGCGAGCGACAAAGATCAGGCCAGCATCGTGTTCGACCAAGCCTGCCAGATGATTGAAGAAAACCCAAACCTCTCAACAATGCTCCGCATCTATCGCAACAAAACCATCGAGCATAAAAGCTCGAACTCGTTCTATAGATCGCTATCCTCGGACGCATTCACCAAACACGGGCTCAATGCTCATGGAGTCATCGTGGACGAGGTGCACGCTCAGCCGAATCGAGAGCTATGGGATGTGTTGACAACCTCAACGGGTGCCCGCAGGCAACCGCTCACGCTCGCATTGACTACCGCTGGGCACGATCGCCAGAGCTTATGCTGGGAGCTTCGCCAGTATGCCGAGGGTGTGAACGATAAGCTCATTCACGACCCGACTTTCTATAGCAAAATCTACACCTCAACAGGCGATTGGAAGTCTGAATCAACTTGGAAACAAGCCAACCCGAACTATGGCGTGACCGTGAAAGAGGATTACTTCGTGAAGGCAGTCGCTGAAGCCAGCGCCAACCCTTCCCGAGAGAACGCTTTCCGCAGGCTACATCTGAACCAGTGGACATCGCAGGAGACGAGATGGATCTCGCTCGAGCGCTGGGATGCGTGCTCCCGCGATCTCCCTGACCTTTCCGGGAGGATGGCGTTCGGGGGTCTTGATCTCAGCAGTACCTTAGATCTCACGGCGTTCGTGCTTCTCTTCCCGCCTATCGAACCGAATGAACCCTACTGGATCGTGCCGACCTTCTTCGCACCTGCGGACGCAGCGAGGGAACGAGAGCGCAATAACAAGCACCGGCTCGATGACTGGGAACGCCAAGGCTTGATCGTGACTACGCCAGGGCGATCGCTCGACTATAGGGCAGTCGTGGCGGTGATCGATGGACTGGCCCGAAAGTACAACATCCAAGAGATCGCAGTGGACAGGTGGAACATCAACCAGATCAGTAAGGATCTCGAAACGCTCGGCAAGAATAACGGGCGGCCCGATTGGCTTGTTGGCTTCGGTCAAGGCTTCGCAGCGATGACCGCACCATCAAAAGAGTTAGAAGTCTTGGTTCTCTCTGAGAAGATTGCACACGACGGCAACCCGGTGCTGCGTTGGATGTTCAGCAATGTTCAGGTGGAACGAGACAATGCAGGCAACATCAAAATGCACAAGGGAAAAGCGGTCGAGAAAATCGATGGCATCGTGGCAACTATCATGGCCCTCGGACGGGCGCAAGTAAGCAGCTTAAACGCAACCAACATATACGACACCCAAGGAATAACACTACTATGATCGAACGCATAAAAGGCTTTATCTCTCGGGCGCTTTCCCTCAGTGGTGGCAACCTGAAAGACCCTCGCTTGAATGAACTCTTCGGGGGCGCATCGACTGACTCGGGCGTCAGCGTCACACCCGATACTGCCCTCACTTACTCCGCCGTGTATGCCGCGGTAAGGTGTATTGCCGAGTCCGTGTCCTCGCTTCCGCTCAACTACTACGAACGCCTACCGGGTGGTGGCAAGGCACACGCAAAAGCGAACCCGCTGCACACGCTTCTGCATGATGAACCTAATCCCGAGATGAGCTCGCTGCAATGGCGTGAGGCTTCGATGGCGCACTTGCTTCTTCATGGAAATTCTTACTCTGAAATCGTGCGTGACCTCGAGGGCAATGTGGTCGAGCTCTGGCCGATCGACCCGACTATGGTAACGCCCAGGCGCACCGACTCGGGAGAGCTTTACTACGAACTCAACCGGGGAAAGTCTTTCATCACCGCTGGCAATATGTTGCACATACCCGGTCTATCATTCGATGGCATCTCGGGCATCAGCGTGATCGGCCTTGCTCGTCAGTCGATCGGATTATCAATGGCGATTGAAAGCTTCGGTGCTGGATACTTTGGTCGTGGTGCGAGGCCCGGTGGCGTGTTAACTTTCCCTGGTCAACTCTCACCCGAAGCGAGGCAGAACCTTCGCAGATCGTTTGAGGAACTTCATGCAGGCGGTGCAAACAGTCACAGGGTCGCCCTCTTGGAAGCGGGCCTTAAGTGGGAAGCGATTGGCGTGCCTCCTGACGATTCGCAGTTCTTGCAGTCGAGAGAGTTCCAGATCATCGAAATCGCTCGCTGGTTCAACCTGCCACCCAACAAGCTCAAGGACTTGTCAAAGACTTCGTACAACTCCCTCGAACAGATGGAGATTAGCTTTGTGGTGGACACCCTGCGCCCTTGGCTAGTTCGTTGGGAACAGCAACTCAACCGCAAGATTATCAGACCGAAAGACAAAGGCACTTTCTTTTTCGAGTTTAATGTCGATGGGAAATTGCGGGGCGAGATCGCTGCCCGTTACCAGTCGTACTCGGTCGCTCGCAACTGGGGCTGGCTCTCGGTGAACGAGATCCGAGAAAAAGAAAACATGAACCCGATCGAGGGTGGCGATGTGTATATGCAGCCAATGAATATGCAGTCGATCAACACCGCACCCACGGCAGCGCCTGCAACCGATCCAAGTTTGATGGCAGTACCCACACCCGAGGCCCAAGACCCGACAGCGATCGCAGCACCCGCAGCAGCAGCGGGGGCAGATGTCGCCAGCACCGCATTGAACGGCGCACAGATCACCAGTCTTGTTGACTTGGTTACTCAGGTAGGCATGAAGCTCATCCCGATCGCATCGGCCAAGGCGATTGCAATTGCCTCGTTCCCATTCCTCTCGCAAGCGGTGGTCGATCAAATCTTCAACGGGCTCGACAGTGTGCCAACTCCACCAACCTTACCAAACCCTCCAGCGGACACACCCGCTCGCTCTCATGAGTCGATCATCTTGCGCCTGCTTGATGATGCAGGCGAGCGCCTGCAAAATGTGGAGTGTTCAGCCGTGAAGCGCTTTGCCAACAAACCAGCAGAGTTCTTAACCAAGCTCGACCACTTCTGCGCCGAGCATCGGGCCCGCGTCGTGTCCGCCTACTCACCCGTCTTGGAAGCGTTTGGCTTGACCACCGATCTCGATGGCCATGTCCAGCGCCACCTCGACCAGTTCAGATCAACCTGGTTGGACTTCAGCGGATCAGTGACCGCAACGAAACTTGCCGAAGCAGTTTCGCTTAAGATTCAAAACATGAAAGGGGTCAAAGATGAAAACTAATATTGAACGCAGGTTCAGCACCGAACTCCGAGTCGATGTCGCAGCGCAGAAGATCATCGGCTATGCAGCGAAATACGACTTATCCTCAGAAGACCTCGGCGGCTTTCGTGAGTTCGTTCGCCCTGGTGCATTCCAGAGGTCGCTCGACTCCAACCCCGATGTGAGGGCGCTCATCGACCACAACCCGAGCCTCATCCTCGGGCGCACCGTCTCGGGCACCCTAAGACTTGAGAGCGATGCGACAGGGCTCAAGGTTACCATCGACCCGCCTGACACCCAGTACGCTGCCGACTTGATGGCGGTCATGGCTCGGGGTGATGTCTCGCAGATGAGCTTTGCTTTCACCACCAGTGAAGACGCTTGGGATCTTGTTGATGGCAAACGGGTGCGCAGTCTTCTCGCCGTGGAGCTCCACGATGTCTCGGTGGTGACTTATCCCGCCTACCCTGACACGACTGTGGCAGTTCGCTCCTTATCGATCTACACCCAGGACGCAATCAGGTCAGCGCAACGCATCCGAGAGCTTCGCCTGCGTGGTGATCGGTAGTCCAGCAACTTGGACTAAGGACTCGCCTTAGTTCACGAAAACGCCTTTCCGTGGACTAGGGGTGGGGGAATTCCTCCACCCTATAAAAGCCCTAGGAAAATTGACTTTCTGGAAGCTTTCTAACCAACCATATCGTGATTATCCATAATAAAGTGCGTGCTCCCACGAACAATAGGCTACGATAGCAATACGGCGACCGGCGTTTGCCCGGTTGAATGGATCGAAAAAAGGAGCAGAAACATGGACAGTAAGACAAAGATCAACCTCTTGGTTGCAGCGGTGGCGTGCCTGACAGTAACTTTGATCGTGGCGGGTGTGGTCGTGGTGGTCGTAGTGAAGGGTGGTAACCAGCAAGTAATTCAGGAAGCCGCAGAGAAAAGCGTGAGTGACATGGCAGCGGCGATGAAGAAGAACGCCCTCGAGGCCGAGGCCCGTGCCGAGGAGCGCAAGAAAGTAGAGGATGCGAAAGAGGAGTCCCGTAAGAGGGGCGCAGAAATAACGGCGATCATGAAAAAAACTGATGACGAGATCAGCGCAATCCGAGCTGGAACCTTTAAGAAGTAACCCCTTCCCCCCCGCTCTCCCTAGGCTCGCCTTCACCGGCGGGCCTTTTTTTTTGGCACGATTGTTGACGAATCGCAGATCCGTGGTTTAATCGGTCTATCGAAATCAGTGCAGTCTTTACGCACAGTTTCCCGAACAAGGGGCCTGTGCGTTTTTTTATGTCTCTCACCGAGACTGATGCACTGCCCTAATACCGCAAATATTAGGAAGAAATCCAATGACCGAAATCGAAACCCTGCGCAACCAGCGCACCGCAAAACTTGCCGAAGCCCGAGCCATACACGCTAACGGCACCACCGAAAAGCGAGAACTAACACCCGAAGAAGCTACCGCTTTTGAAGCCTTGGTTTCTCAGGTTGATGAACACGAAGCCCGCATCACCGAGATTGAAGGCGGCGCAGCAGCTCCCGCAGAAGAAGCCGCTCCCGAAGAAGCTGCCTCCGCTCGCAGCAATAAGCTTGCAAGCTTGGAAGCTTCCTCCAAAAGACCCGCAGCACGACGATCATCCCCGATCGAAGCGCCTGCGTTTGTGCGCGATTTTGGCGATCGTCAAAGCACTTCAGACCGAGCATTGGCCTTACGAGGATGGCTCGGATTTCATAGCGTGAACGGTGCCTCCAATGAACAAAGAAACGCTGCACAGCGCTCTGGCCTTGAACTTGGCAACAATCGCTTGAGCTTCAAGCTCAACGCTAAAGCTCCTAAGTCACAAGCCGAAGCTCGTGCGCAATCCTTGACCGCTGCCGCTGGTGGTTACACCGTGCCACAGGGTTTCATCAATCAGCTCGAAGCTTCTTTGCTAGCCTTCGGTGGGATGCGAGAAGTCGCAACCATCCTGAGAACAGCAGAAGGCAATGACCTGCCAATTCCTACCGTGAGTGATCACAGTAATGTTGGCGCAATCCTTGCAGAAAATACTCAAGTTGCTGAGCAAGATATCACTTTTGCCCAGATCACCTTGAAGGCTTACAAGTACTCCAGCAAGCTCATCCGAGTTTCGTCTGAACTCTTGCAAGATTCTGCGATTGATTTGGAATCTTTCATCGGCGGCGCTTTGGGTGAGAGGATCGCAAGGATCTTTAATACTCACGCAACCACTGGTGACAATTCCTCAAAACCACAGGGGATCTCGGCATCCGGTGCAGGTAAAACTGCTGCCGCTGTTGACGCAATCACCTTCGCTGAGTTGCTTGATCTTCAGCACTCGCTCGATCCAGCTTATCGTGCTAATGCTAAATTCATGATGCACGACTCGACCTTCAAGCTTGTGCGAAAACTTGTGGATGATCAGAACAGGCCGATCTTCATGAACGACCTTTCTGCGACTTCCCCTGGTACTTTGTTCGGCGTGCCTGTCGTGATCAACCAAGATGTGGCAACAGTTGCGGCTGGCGCCAAGGCTATCTACTACGGTGATTTTTCCAAGTATATCATTCGAGATGTTCAGGACTTCACACTCTTGCGCCTTGAAGAACGATACGCTGATTACCACCAAGTTGGCTTCGTAGGTTTCTCCCGTCATGACGGAAGAATCCTCGACGCTGGCACTGATCCGATTAAGCATTTGATCATGGCAGCTAGCTAAACATGAAAGTTAAATTTCATACTTCTGTAGCGGGCCTGTCGTTCACCTATGATGCAAATCTGGTGTACGACCTCCCGCTCGATGAAGCGGCTAATTGCATCCGACTCGGCTGGGCGAGCGCTGAAGAAGCGCTCGTTCCTCCGGTCTCGGAAACCCGAACAACCAAGGCTGAGAAGGCAACCTCGAAAAAACAAAAAGAGAAACGCTAATGTTGACAGTTGTCACTCCTCCAGCGACGGAACCGATCACCCTTGCAGAAATGAAACTGCACAGCCGTATCGATGGCAACGACGATGACGCTCTAATCAATACGCTCATCACCGCAGCACGGCAGCAGCTCGAGCAGATGGCCAGTCACAAAATGGTGACGCAGACTCTTGCGCTTTCGATTGACGACTTCCCCGACTCTGGCATCCTCTACCTCGAAGGCCCAGTGCAATCGGTGAGCTCAATCCAATATTACGACCTTGATGGCAACCTTCAAACTTGGGATGACGAACTTTATCAGGTTGACATCACCTCGAACCCCGGCCGTGTAATGCCCGCCTACGATGAGGACTGGCCTGATTACTTAGACGATTACAACTCCATCGTGGTGACTTATGTCGCAGGTTGTGGCAACGCAGCAGCGGTGCCAGCGATTTTAAAACAAGCGATCAAGATGCTGGTGGCGCACTGGTACAACCAGCGCGAGACAGTAGGAGAAGCGCAGGGCTACGAAGTGCCATACGCGGTCGATAACATCGTTAAAATGTTCAGTCGAGGCATTGTGAACTAATGCTCAAAGCAGGCGAATTAACCCAGAGAATAAGCTTTCAGCGGGATGAATCAACCACCGTGGATGATTACGGTCAGGTGACCCGAAGCTGGTCTACCTACTACACGACCTGGGCGAGTGTTCGCCCGCTCTCAGGCAGGGAGCAAGAGCAGGGCATGGCGAGGCAGGCTTCCATCTCGCATCGTGTGCGTGTGCGTTTTAAAGATGGCATCCTTCACGGTGATCGCATCTCGATGGGTAGTCGCACGCTTGAGATCGTGAGCATCCGCAACATTGATGAGGGCTCATGGGAACTCGAGATCGATGCGATTGAAAGGGGGGCGTAATGGGAAGACCACGATCAACATCCATGGCAGGCAAACGAGGAAGCAAGATATTCATCGAAGCTGGTGCATTAGAAGGCATCCTCAAAAACATGGAACACATTGATAAGTATATCAAGCGGGTTGCCCTTGCCGATGCTTTGGAAGCTGGTGGCGAAATCATTCTTCAAGCGGCAAGAGCGAAGGCAAAACGCAAGAGCGGTCACCTTGCAAACTCTTTGGGACTAAGAAAGAAAATCGTACTTCAGAAAAACGCACAGTACAGCTACGCAGTGATCGGCCCGCTCCGCAGAAGTTACGCAGCAACGATCAAGAGGCTGCACATGAACCGCTCACAGAAAAGACAGCAAACAAGATCCGGCACCGAAGCGGTCAACAGTGCTACCCAGTACGCTCACTTTGTCGAGTACGGCACCGCAGCGCATCCGATAGGAAGTGGCGACCTCACCAACGAAACTTTGCTCGGCCGCAAGGGTGCTGTGCGAAAAGCGCAGGGTGCGAATCATCCAGGCGCAAGGCCACAACCTTTCTTGAGGCCTGCTTATGACGAAACAAAAGATCGGGTCATTAAAGTTATGGGTGACATTCTCGCCGATGGCGTGGAAAGGGGCTCATCATGAGTGCTAGCAAAGCCCTTCGGGCCCGACTAATCGACGATGCTACGATGTCTGGTTATGTGGGAACTCGCATTTATCCCGGTCGTGCACCACAAAAGCCGGTCATGCCGTACATTGTTTACCACAGAATCAGCACCATAAGGTCAGCAACACTTGACTCAGGCAACACCAAGGTGCCCGAAGTGCGAATGCAGTGCGATGTCATCGCAACAACACAATCGGAAGTCGAAACCATCATGAATCAAATGCGAATCGTGATGGACAACTTTCGCGGCACCTCCTCTGGGGTGGTCGTTCTCGGCGTTAGCGTGAGTGATGAGCAAGACCAGCCCGAGTTTTTTGAAGGCTCGGACACCGTGTTTTATCATTCTTCTTTGGATTTTTCCATCATCTATAGGGAGTCTTAATTATGGCTGCAGTCTTAACCCAAGGCACGGCAATCTCGATCGGCGGCACCACCCTCACCGGTGTTACCGATATCACACCACCCAGTGCGACCCGTGGCACCGTTGATATAAGCAATCTACTTAGCCCAGATCACGCTAAGGAATACGCAGGCGGGATGATCGATGGTGGCGAGATGTCTGCCACCGCCATCGTAGGTGTGGGCAACGCAGCACTCGGCACGATCAGCGCTTACATCGAAGATTACGGCGCAGCTAAACCCTGCGTGATAACCCTCGCCGATTCATCGACCGTCTCTTTCGATGGCATCATCACGAAGTTTCAAGTCGATGGCGTTGCAACGGGCGACAATACGGTCAAAGCTACCGTGGGCGTTAAACCAGTAGGCAAAATAACCTACGCTTTTGATTAAGGAGTTTCTCATTTTAGATAAAGCTAAGTTACTAAGTGCAGGCAGTGCGTACAAGCTCGGGGAGATCGAGATCCCCGAGCTCGGTGGCAAAGTATTCTTGCGAGTGATTAGCTCCCGTGAGCGTGATCAACTTGAAAGCGAAATCTCAGCGGGCTCGAAGTCGGGCAACTTATCCAACATCCGAGCCAAGCTCGTGGTGAGATCTATCGCAGATGATCAAGGCAAGCGGATCTTTACCGATGCCGAGGTTGAGGCTGTGGGCGAGATGCCTGCGCCTCTTGTTGGCATCTTGTTCGATGCGTGCGCCCGTCATAACGGCATGAGTGGCGGTGCAGTCGAGGAAGCAAGAAAAAACTAATCGAGCGCCCGGGGAGGCGGTTTCTATTCCGTCTGGCTGGGCACTTAAAGAAAACCGTCTCGGAGCTCCTAGACGGCATGGACGCCCAGGAGTTGACCGAGTGGATGGCTTTCTCCACGATCGAGCCGCTTGACGCTGATAGATCCGACATTCACGCAGCGCAGGTGTGCTCAACGACAGCGAATGTGTGGCGAGGTGCAGAGTCGAAAGTGCTCGAGGTGAAGGATTTTATCCCGGACTGGTACGGGGAAAACAAGAAAGCCGACAACTTCGCAGGGCTCAAGGCGTGGGCGCAAGCGATGGGCACCAAGAAAACTTAAAGGGGAGTCGTGATGGCAAAAACTATCGGATCATTAAATGTTTCGATGGGCCTGTCGATCACCGACTTCGTCTCAAACTTGGATAAGGTCAAGGATGACCTAGGCGGCCTCGAGGCGATCACCTCCGAGGCCTCCAAGCATTTCGAGGAAGATGTCGCTGGGATCATGGGCGACGCGCTTCACAAGTTCGCCAAGACTTCTAAGCTCGGTGCAGACGATGCGCTTGCCTTTGCGGTCTCGCTCAAGAAGCTCGGCCTCGATGCGGACACGATTACCAGCACCCTGGACAAGTTCGGTAAAGGTATAGGGAAGTTTGCGAAAAACGCAGGCGAAGCGTCGAAAGCATTTGCTGGCATCCTCGGAAAGATCGGCGAGTCTGATAAAGTCTTATTGAAAGATATCCAAGCGCTGGAAAGCATGGGCGTGAAAGCGTTCGATGCACTAGCGAAAGAACTTTCCAAGGTCGAAGGCAAAGCAGTCAGCACCGCAGAAGTCATGAAGCGGATCGCCTCGGGGTCGCTCTCCGGTGCGGATGCGTTGAAAGCCTTAACCTCGGGCCTGACTGCGGTTGCCGAAAAGATCACGGACACGAACACCGCTGAATACATCGCCAACTCTAAAACCCTAAAAGCTACAACCGATCTCGCTACAAAGTCACTCGAGCTACAAGCACGGCAGATGAATGTTGACAGCGGTGCGACTAAGCAACTTTTTGAGGACATGAAGAAACTCGAAGCGCAAGAGCTAGCTATCATCGCTCTAGAGAATAAAGCGAAGGGTATTGTTACGCCTCCGAAGGTTGACACGAATACGGCAGAGTTTGTTAACGAGCAAATGAACTTGAAGTCGCAAACCGACCTCGCCTCTAAAGCTTTAGAGTTGCAAGCTCGGCAGATGAATGTTGACAGCGGTGCGACTAAGCAACTTTTTGAGGACATGAAGAAACTCGAAGCGCAAGAATTAAAGCTCATCGAAGCCGAGAACAAGGCCCGCGGCATCCCGCCCCCACTTCCGATCATGCCTCCCCCGATCCCCGTCAATAAAAATACCGCTGATTATGTGCTCAACGCTAAAAAGATGGCGAGCGAAACGGACATCCTCAACAAGTCGCTCGACCTGCAAGCTCGCCAGATGATGATCGACTCGGGTGCGACCAAGCAACTCTACGAGGACATGAAGAAGCTTGAGATGCAAGAGAAGAAGCTGGTCGATGCTGAGAACAAAGCCAAGGGTATCGCCTCACCAGTAGCCGCAAAAGAATCGCAAGCCAAGTCAAAGCTCGCATCGTTCCTCACCCATGTCGAAACTAAAATCAAGTCCGCTGCCAGTTCGATCTTCTCCAAAGTAACCAACCTCATCATGAACCCGGTCACCGCGATCGGGGGCGCTCTCGCCTCTTATGGCGTGTACAAAATCTATGACCGTGCGGTGATGGCCTTTGCGAACACCGAGGAAATCCTGACTAGAATCAAGGGGCTCGCTGGCGAGGCCAACGCAGAGCGCTTGGGTGGCGTGATGGGCGAGATCGCCAACCAGGGGCGCATCGCACAAGATGCGGTCGGCAAGCTAGCCACGGGCTTTCTAGGGCTCGGGGTCTCGGGCGCAGACGCAGCACGCATGATCGAAAGCTTCGGGCGCACAAGCTTAGTCGCTGGCTCAGGTGCCACCGATGTGTTTAATAAATTAGGGGAAGTCGCCCAGAACATGACCCGCACCGGGCAAGTTTCCAAAGATGATTTTGCAACACTCTTTTCAATGGGCTTGCCGGTTTACGATGCACTGGCACAAAGGTTGTCAATAGTGAAGGGCAGAGCGATCAGCGCACAAGAAGCGATGGGGATGCTAGCTAACAATGAAGTCGGGACTGCGACAGCACTCAACGCATTAAACAATATGCAAAGCAACCCCGAGGTGATCAAGCAAGCAGAAGCGCAAGCGGGAACCCTCAAAGGTATTTACGCCCGCCTCGCTGGCGAGGTCGAAGGGTTCTTCACTGAGTTCGGTGGCAAGATTGTGGAAGCTTTGGATTTGAAAGGATTCTCGAATGGTCTCATTGGGTTCGTGCAGAACTTCCGAAACAATTTTGAATCACTCGTTCCAGCGATCAAGAACATCGGGACGGTTCTCTCGGTGGTTCGGGATGTGTTATTTCAAGCGTTCTCGGGTCTGGTAGACTTCTTCACCACGATGGGTGGATCGAGTGAAGTTGTTGGCAACATCGACAACATTAGGGCTGTGGTTGTTTCCTTTGCACAGGGCGTAATGGTAGCAATGCAGTCGGTGATGAGTGGGGCAATCACGGTGATTAACGAAATCATCAACGCAGTGGGCGGGCTCAAGAAGTTTGCAGCCATCTTTGCAGGTGTGGTAGCAGGCGCCAAGGTTGGAACGCTCGCTGGTTCGTTTGGTGGCGTTACTGCTCTTCCCGCTGCGATCATTGGTGGTGTTGCGGGTGGCCTTTACGCTAATAGCAAGGTAAGTGGTGGTGGCCCTCAGATCGACGCAGAAGCGATCAAAGCAAAAATGAATGAGGCTTTTAAATCAATCGCTGATTCGATTGGAGCAACAGGCACAGACACGGCAAAGGGTATCGTCGAAAAGTTCGTAGGTTCCTTCAATCAATATATGTCAGAGTTTAACGATGGATCTGCAACCATCGGGGGAACACTTCTGAAAATTGCAAATTCTTTCCAGAGTCTTTTTGATAACCTTGAAATTGGGATGGAGAACGGCACGATAGGTCACACTGCTTTTCTTAGACAGTTGGCTGGTGGCACCGCAAGCGGTATTGCGATGTTTCAACGGCAGATGGCGCTTGGTAAGATATCGACAGAGCAGTTCGAGGCGGCAATGGCCAAGCTAAGTAAGGGAGCCTTTGACGCTCTTGAGAACCAACTCATCGCTGGCACCATCACCAACGAAGAGTATGTCAACACGATCGTGGCGATTCAAAACCAGTTCGACTCCCTCAAGCCCCCCGACCTTGCAGGCCTCAACGCATTTATGGGTGGTGACAATATGCCCGCATGGATTCGCGAGCTTTCCAACATAGAAAGCCCGCTCGAAACCTATCGCAGAAAAATGGAAGAGCTCAAAATGACCCTTGCGGATCGGCCCGATCTTTTCGCAGCGGGTGCAGCGCAACTAACTGCGGAGCTCGAAAGATCCGTGGGAGCGATGGAAGAACTCAAGAACCCCGGCGCATTGATGCAGGGCTCGTCGGCAGCATTCTCGCAAGTGCTCAAGATTCAGAACGCAAACGGCGGGGAGAGCGCAGCGGAAAGGCTTCTAAGAATCCAACAGCAGGCCTTTGAAATGCAAAGGGTTCAAACTGAGTACGCAAGAGCAACCGCAGCAGCGGCAGCAAACCAAGGCAATATAGCTAACTGGGCAATTAACTAAGGAGCCCTCATGGCAGTCGTGAACACCTATGAAACTTTTGAAGGCCGAACCGGTAGCGATGACAGCAAGCGCCAGGTCTCGCTTGTGCGCTCGTTCATTGTGCAGACGAACGATGTGGCAGACGATGTCCCCAATCTGTTCGGCGAGAACCTGCCCGCCATGTTCTCAGTGCACCCAAAATATGATAAAGCCTTCTGTGTCGGTAGGACTGCCTCGCAGATGGAAGACCCGCACTTCTGGAAAATCACTTGCAGTTACAACTCCAATATCGACACCGTGGCGCCGAGCTCTACGCCAAGCGCAGCGCAGCCCCCAGAGGTTGCGAGTCAGAACAAGGGGGCAAGCCCCGAAGAGAAGGCCAGCGAGGCGAACGAGAACCCGCTGACTCGGCCCACGGACATCGACTTTTCCACGGGCGACAAGGAATGGGTACTCGACAAAGACTTCAGCGACCCACGCAAGCCGATGGTGAATGGGAACGGCGAGCGCTTCGACCCTCCGGTGATGTCTCACAAGCCGTTACTCACTATGAAGCTAGAATTTAACAGTGCCACCTTCGTCGCTCTCACATGGATGGCACGGGTCAAGTGCGTCAATACGGATGCGTTCTCGGGTTTCCCTGCGCGCAGTATGCTCCTCGATAAAGTCACCGCAAAGAGGGTCTATGAGAACGGCGTCAAGTACTGGAGGATCTCGCTTGAATACCTACTAGATAAAGAAAGCTGGGATGCGTTAGTCCTGAATCATAGCTACACCGAATGGAACGGCACCCAACTGATCACGGCTCGAGATGTTGCGGGTAATGTTCTCCCGAATGGGGTAGTCATCATAGGTGACACTGGCATTCCTCTCGATCATGGGGTCTTCCCTACTGAGGCGAACGAAGGCTTCCTTCGCTTCCGTATTTACGACGACATTGATTACTCCTATCTGACCCCCATCTACAGAAAGATTCTCTAATGTCCAGCGCATATGGCTTCACTGAAGACTCAGCAAGACGGATCGCCCGCGTCGTGAAAGCGGTCGAGGGCGACACGACCACGCCGACACGGATCGGGCCCATGCTCGGCGGTTCCACGATGTCGGTGGTGAAGGTGACGGCACTAGGCTCGCCACTCAACACCGGGCAGCGGGTGGACTACCACGCCAGCGCAAACACCATGAATGACATTAACGAAGTAAAGATCCGGGAACTCAACGGCGCCGCGCTCACCGTGGGCTCTCGCTACATGGGGCAATTCTCTGGCTACACCGAAGCAGGGTTGCCGGTGTTTGTGGTGAAGACGAGCACCGCCTCGGGTGGTTCCGCAGTGATCGATGTGGTGACTGATGTTGTCGTAACTCCAACTGGTTTGGATGTGACATACGCCACCTTCTCGGGAGCAGACTACGATAACGCAGTGATTAAGCAATTTCTTGCGCTTTCAGATGTTACTCCATCCAGTTATATTGGCAACCAGAACCGATGTGTAAAAGTAAACAATGCTGCAACAGGTTTAGAATTTGGTGCAATAACAGATGTAACCGCATCCACCTTCATTGCTTTGACTGACACCCCATCTGTTTGGGGAACTAATGCCTACAAGACACTTACAGTTTCAAGCACAAACAATAGCGTAGTATTCTCCTTAAACAATGTAGCAACCGCAGGCTCAATCGAAGGGGG